CCCGCTGATCCGAAACACTTCTTCACCCTCGACAAACTTTCACCCGACGCCGTCCTGTTCCACCGTTCCAAAGACGGCACCCTTATAGATTTGCTCCGTAAAAACCTTGGCGTTCCTGGCGACTTGGCGGTTAAAAAACTTCTGGTCGTTCTTCCCGTCTGTCTCAAAGACGTTGACCTGTTGCTCAAATGCCTCGCCTGGATGACCGAGCTTGACGGACAGAACCAATTCCCGTGCCTTATCAGCCACGACACCTCCCTCGGTTCCGGCTGGCTTTACAAAATCACCGAGGCCGCCAAACGCGCGTTCAGTGAAGTTCACGAGAACGTTTATCCGCGGCCCTTCCGCGAAACCTGGCCGGACGCCTGCAACGTCGCTTTTCAAAGCGCCGCCCGCAATGCCCAAACCGTCCACAACCGGCCCTGGCTGTTTCACGAGGCCGACTGCGTCCCGCTCAAACCCAACTGGCTCGATTCCCTCTGGCTCGAATACCAGCACTGCGGCAAGCCCATCATGGGACCCGTCATTCAGGGGGCCGGCCACATGAACGGCACCGCCATTTACCCGGCCAACTTCCCCACAGTGTCACCCGACGCCATGAACGCCAGCAATTCCGCCTGGGACACCGCCATGACCGCCGACATTGTTGGCCAGGTCCACGATTGCTCGCGACTGTTCTGTCACCGCTGGGGCATGGTCAATGGCAGCCTGCATCCGTCCCAAGGCCCCGCCGCGCATTTTTCATCGCCGCTTTCGGTCCAACAATGGTTGCCGCCCGATGCCGTGCTCTTTCACCGTTGCAAAGACGGCTCACTCATTGACCAACTCCGCGCCATGCGAAAGTAAAACCTATGCCACTACATTTTGAAGACTTGGAAAAAGGAATTGAACACGGTTGCCAGAAACCCGGCTGCACCCACGAACATGACAGCACTTTGTTTTTTCTCAGCCGTTGTCACCCCGAAGGACAAGCCGAAGTCAGTTACACAAAAGGAACAGGCGAGTTACTGGTCGCGTGCGGAATTTGCCACAAAGAAATCGCACGGGTGGCCGTTGCCCGCCGCGAACCCGGCCAGAATTGAATGAACCCAGCCATCTTCACCCATGTTGAACCCGACCCGGTCGGCGCTACGGCTTTGAACCCGAAACCGAAATTGCAGGCAATGGCGAAGTGCTGCAAGGCTATCGCTGGGACAAACCAAAATGAACACCTGTAAAACCTGCAAGTGGTGGAGCAATAAGCAGGAAGATGGTTCTGCTTTTCCTGCCAAAGAAATTCAGCACTTATGCCGAAGTCGGAAAATGGATAAATCTGGACCAGACACGCTTTTGGTTGAAGCGGACTCAGCGTATGCAATTGTGACCGGCCCAAACTTCGGCTGTGTCCATCACACTCCCAAATGAACACCGAAATTTTCATCGTCACCCACGCCAAGGATTTTCCCTGGCTCGTTTACTGCCTCCGGTCCATTGATAAATTTGCGCGCGGCTTTTCCGCCGTAAGCGTGGTGGTCCCGGACGAAGACGTTCCGTCGCTCCGACAACTGATTGCCGACATCGGCGGCACCAGCGGCATCCCCGTCTTTTGGCAACATGGCACTCAATGGCCCGGCAAAGGCCACCTCTGGCACTTGTGCCAGAAAATGCACGCCGATACCTGGTGCCCCACCGCCGACTTCATCTGCCACTTGGACGCCGACTGCGTCTTCACCGCACCCGTCACCCCGGACACCTTCATCCAGAACGGCAAACCGATACTCCAATTTGAACGGTTCGCCACCCTCATCCCGCGTTGTGCTGGCGTGGAGAAATGGAAAGTCGCCGCCGAACGCGCCCTCCCCTTTCCCTGTCCCTTTGAAACCATGCGCGGCCACCCCGAAACCTATATCCGCCGCACCTATCTGCTCACTCGCCAACTGGTCGAGGAAAAGACCGGCCTCGCTTTCGACGACTACCTGCAATCTTTCGACGACCACACCAACGTCTGCGAATTTGTCACCTTGGGCAATGTGGCCATGAAAATTCAACCCGAAATGTATTGCCTCGTGGACAATGCCCTCAAACCCAACCCCGACAAATCCAACTTCCCCGTCGGCCAATTCTGGTCTTTCAGCCCCCCGGACCAGCCCCAGGATACCTGGTGGGACGGCACCATTCAACGCTTTGTGCCCCTCGACAAACTCAAACAACTCGGACTCGTATGAACGAAAACTTAAAACTCATCACCAGTTACTCCCGCCACCAGGAATTCGCGGATGTCTTCGCCAAAATCCAGGCCAAGATTGAAAGCCTGTTTGACTGGCGTTGGATCAGCTATCCCGAAGAAGCCGAATTGATTGCAGCGGTCATCCGCAATGCCGAAGCCCGCCAGGTTTTGGAACTGGGCATGTTCACAGGGTTCTCGACCCTCCACATGATCCGCGCCGTCTATCCCGTCGGCAAAGTGGTTTCCGTTGACGCCCGAATCTGCCATGATGTTGAATGGTTCCAGCAACCCGACATCGCCAGGTGTTTTGAGTTCATCAACGGCCACACGCCGGAAATCTTTCCCTCCCTCGCGGGTAGAATGTTTGACTTGGTGTTTATTGACTCTGACCACTCGCCGGAGCATTGCGAAAAAGAAGTATTTGGTCTGTGGCCTTACACGCACAAGGGCAGCATCTTCATGTTCCACGATTTGCCGCGCATTCAGCACCCCGCCGCCACCGAGGACTGTGTCCTGCGCAAATGGGCTAACAGCCTCGTCACGCGCGGCCACTTCACCGGCGTTATCCTCCCCTCCGTCTATCGCGTGGATTGCGCCCGCGAATTCGGTGAGAACTACAACCGCGACCTCAATCCCCACATGGGTATCTTCATCCGAAAAAACTAGCGTGTATAACAAAAACAAAATTGAAGATGCTTGGGCCGCGCTGAAATTCCTCACCGATGGCACAGGCTGGCAATTCGCCGTCATCAACGGAGATACTCACGCGGCCCGGTGGTGCGAAGAAATGGGGCGGCTTGAAATTGACGGTGGGGTTAATGCCATCATCCCGCACCTGAAACCCGGCGATACCGTCGTGGACGCCGGGGCCAACATTGGTGCCCACACCGTCCCTTACGCAAAGGCCGTGGGCGAAACTGGCCGTGTCCTGGCCTTTGAACCCAATCTGCCGGCTTATTTCTGCCTGGCCGTCAACACCCGCGATTTACCACAAGTCCAATGCGGTCTTTGCGCCTTGGGTGCCGATTTTCACACTTGTTCGATGGTCCCCAACCTCAATGCCGGGGCGTCCTGCCTTTCAGGGCGGCAGCACGGCGAGGTTGATGTTTTCCCGCTCGACGCCCTGGCCCTCACCCGCTGTGACTTCATCAAAATGGACGTGGAAGGCTTCGAGCCGTTCCTTATCCGGGGCGCAATCCAAACCCTCAAAAAATTCCACCCCCTCATCTTCTGCGAATTAAACGATGGGGCACTTGCCCGCTATGGATTCACCAAGGCCGACATCATCAAACCGCTTACGGACCTGGGCTACCGCCTTGAATTTCTATCACCAGACCATAACCTGCAAATGCCCCAAATTGACGTGTTTTTTCTGCCCGCTTGATTTTGTTGTTGACCGCCGCCCGGACTGGTGGTGTATAAAGCCCGTATGATCGCCGTTTCCTCCTTCCGCCCGTTCGCCGACTGTCCCCCGGCCATTTGGGACAACCAGGTCGCCGCCAACCGTTCCTGGGTCCGGCTGTTCCCGCAAATCTTTTACTTCAACCAGGCCGAACCCCGTATGCGCTCTGCCCGCACCGCCTTCCTGCCCACTACCGGCAAACCCTCGATTAAAAACTTGGCCAACTTTTGCGGCCTGCTCAACGACTGGTCCTGCATCGTCAATGCGGACATCGTCATCCCGCAAGCCTTCCGCCGCGTCGAAGACCATTTGCGCTCGCACACCGCCGCCTGTTGCATTTCCAAACGCTACACCCTGCCGCCGGACGGCGACACCGCCGGGGCCACTCTTGACCCTACCGACCACGGCTTGGATTTCTTTGCCGCCACGCCCAAGGTCTGGCAGACCGCCGCCGCGAAGATTGACCCCGCCTACACCCTGGGCCGTATCGTTTGGGACAACTGGATGGTGAACTTCTTCATGGCCGAATTCGGCAACTTCTGCTACGACCTCACCCCCGCCCGCGTCATCTTCCACCCGAAACACGAAGACCGCACGGATCAGAACTGGGATTTTCCCAAAGACGACCCCATCCTCAAACGCAACAACTGGCCGTTCCACTCGGTTGAGCTATGACCACCGCCCCGCCACCCGAACTTGAAAAACTGTTCGCCGTTCTGGACCGGCAGACGAAGTCCCAAAGGCGTTTCAGGTTCTACTACGCTTGCTTCATATTTTACTTCGCCGGTTACACTGCCATCAGTGCCCTCAACCTTTGGGCCACGGAACGCTCGGTTTATCTTTTTGCCATTGGGGTTGGCATCACCTGCTGCACAATGGAAGTATTTCTTTTAAGACGCACACACCGCCAACTACAAAAACTCCGCTACCTCCGGCAGAGTTGGCTCGCTTGCTGGGGCGCGGTGGAAAATGGAAAGCACAGCGCCTTTGAATGCTACTCCGACCAGGTTGATGCCATCATCCGCGACCTGTAACGCTACCCACCCCTTGACGGATTCTGAATCCCGCTTAACGGTGACGTTAAATGGAATTCGAGCACCCGCAGGCCGTTGAACAGGTAGTCTGGCAAATGCGCCTGGCCGACTGGCCCCGCGCGCAGAACCGCGCCCGCATCAATAACCTCGCCAATGGCTGGCCTCCTTACGACGACGCCGAGGTCGCCGCCAACAAAATCGCCGTCAACTACAACGACCTGTCTCTGTCCAACATCGCCCACGCCGCACGCCGGCAATTGTCCAACGCCATGCTCGCGCCCGACCCGCTCTTTACCGTGGAACTGGACCACGGCCCGGTCTGGAAACGGCGCGACTGGGCCGGCATCATTCAGTCCAGGTTAAACAAAATCATCAAAGGTTCGCTCCCCTACGTCGAGACTCGCCGTTCCGTGTTCGCACTGCTCGTCCTGCACGGCATCGCCCCGTCCAGTTGGTCCGACCCGTGGTCCTGGTGCCCGGAAGCCGACGGCGTCGAAGACATCCTCGTTCCCTCCAACACGCTGCTGTCCCTCAAAAATCTCCCGTTCATCGCGCGCTACCGCCAATACACCGCACGCGAGCTGTGGGAAATGACCCATCGCCCCCAGGTTGACCCCGGCTGGAATGTTGAACTGGCCGAGAAAGCCTGCAAGTGGGTGGACGCCCAGGCCAAACAACTCCTGTCCGCCTCCTGGCCCGAAGTCTGGTCGCCCGAAAAAATGGAGGAACGCATCAAGCAGGACGGCGGCCTCTACTCATCCGACGCCATCCCCACCGTGGACTGTTTCGAGTTTCTGTATTGGCACGATGACGGCAAACGCGCCGGCTGGCGCAAAAAAATCATCCTCGATGCCTGGGGCGAACCCGGTGTCGGCGGTGCCGGCGGCATCATGTTGTCCACCACCCCGACCAAACAGCAGGGCAAATACAATCAGTGGAACTTTGACCGCACCGATTTCCTTTACGACTCGTCCAACCGCAAAAATTCCGTGTTCTGTGACAAGCTCGAACAGACCATTCACTTTCAATACGCCGATTGTTCCTGTGTCGCTCCCTTCCGTTATCACAGCGTCCGGTCCCTGGGC